GCTGTTGGACTGGTTGCAAGCTGGCTTTCTTTCTCTCCTGTAAGAACTTGCATCATGCCTGGGGTACCTGCTGGGGTATCATTCGCACCTTCTCTTACTGGTGTCCTCCCCTCATCAAGCATACTTTTAATATCAACATCTTGAGGGTTCCTCATAGCAGAGTCATAATCACCCCCTAAACTTTCAAAAATCTCTCTGTCAACATCAATCCCAACAGCATCCATCTCTCTTATTACTCTCTCAGTATTATCAACATAACTATTTGCTAATCTGTTAGCTTCTGCTTGTTCATATCCGTTTTTAACTAATTCCCTTGCTATTTCTTTTTTAGTGTTTAATTGACCAGTCCCAATAAGACCAAGGCTTTTACCTACAAAGTTTTTAATACCATCTAAAGGGTTTTGTAAGAACCCTTTTAATAATGATTCTGTAAATATTTCACCAACTTTCTTACCAGTTTCAGGATCATAATTCTTGATTATATCAGTAACTTTTTTTAATTCTGCCTGGGAGTCTTTTAATTTGGAAGCCTGCTCAGCCTGATAAGCCTCTAATTTGTCACTCGTTGGTACGGCTGGAGGTTCAAATGTTTTTAAAGGCTTCGCAATAGGTGGAGGTTCTGGTATTAACCCCCAGGATGCCATCTCGAAATTGAAATAAGGACTGGAACCAGAATCATTCTCAGGTGAACGACCCCAATCTGGTGTGCCCCATGCTTCTCGTAAATTAGCTCTATCTTCTGCACCATAATCATCTGGATTATCTAACATAATATTCTCCTAAACTATCAAATTCTTTTTCTTCCAAGAGAAACTTAACTCGCTTGGATAAAAGATAAAGTTCTCATTTACAGCTTCATGTAACCATTTTATAGATATACTTCCACCGTTAACACCGAATAAAGGTACTCTCTGCCTCATTACTCCTGTGCCATGCCACCCTGTTATATCCTGAGTGCCCAAAGCAGTATAAGCGGCATCCCTTGCATGTTCAGCGTCTAAAACGTCTAATGCGTAATATGGTTTCATTGTGAGTGCCGATTCTGTATTTTTAATAAAAGTCTCAGAGTTATGAAATTGTTTTCTTCTATTCTCATACCCCAATGCGTTTTGCTCCGGTACGTTCCCTGCAAAAACTTTTACAAAATATCTTTCTATTGCAGAACCGTCATCATTGTCGCCTACATCTAACCTTCTAACAAAACCAGACTCGTCACCATAATGAATATCTGAATTGACACCATTTTCTTTACCACCAAATACGTTAGCTACTATTGCACCCATTGGGAACACAGAGTAAACACCTGTTTTTTCTTTGAAAGTGTAATCTAAAACAAAAACATAATGAGTGCTTGAACTTATAGGCATTGATACCCATATCTGTTGTCTTTTCTTATAATGGAAAAACTGAGAATATTGTAACAAATCTTTATCGCAAACACTTTCAAGGTAGTCTCTGAAATGAGGTATAATTGAATTATACTCAACATCACCAAACTCTTGAATACCCTTTAGGCTTCTAATGTCAAACCCGTCTAAAAAGATGACATCATTTCCTACTTGAGTTATTGCCCACTTAGAAGTAAATCCTACATTATCAGACTCTTGCGCTCTCGAATATAATGGAGTTATTGTGATACTCGTTGCATCAGTTGGTGGTGCCCCTGCTATTTTATAGATTGTGTTTTGCTTACCGACAAGTAGCCAATCAAAATAACCAAACATACCTGTAATCGGGTCTTTTGCGTCTCCGACTGTTTGAGCAACCGCACCCAAAGCGCCTGTAGTTGTATAATCTGTAGGGTTATTTAAGGCACTTCCTGATAAAGTTGCGACATCTGTTGTGTCACCACCATACCAAATTCTGTTTGCCCATTGTGCAATAGAAGTCCCAACAGGAGGAGAACCAGCCAAGTCACCACCTGTGGACCCGTCCCAATACTGTGGAGCATCGGCACCATTCACTCCAATAGCTTTACCACCAAAGTTTTCCCATTGGTACATCTGGTCGTCTGTTAAACCTGTTATCTTATCAACAAACTCCCCTGTGCCGTCGCTGTATTCACCTATTTTAGTACCATATGATGCTAATTGTTTTCTTGTTGTACCACTTTTAAATTCAAAAAAAGAAGTAACCCTTGAGCCTAACGTAGTATTGTTAAATTTTGTCTGACCTTTTCTACCAGTTGCCAATCCTTCCTCGTTAGGCAAAATATTGGAAGCATCAGCCAATGTCCTGTCTGATTGTTCATGCGGAGGTGTAGAATAATCCACCCCAAATTCACAATGTCCGTATCTTGATACCGGCATGTCTAATACCTATCCGTTGATGTATAATCAGTATGCTTCATAAAAACTTTCATCCTGGAATGCTTTGGTACTAAGTCCTGATCTACTTTAACTAAATCCGCTAAAGTATCTTTATATATTTGTTTAAACTCCATTCTTTGTTGTGCAGATTCAATAATCTCTAATGACCCGTAATAAATCCCACCAGATTCAACTGCTAACTCCATCAAATCCCAGGAAGGGTCGACAGTATTGCTTAAAGCTGTTGGCTTATGCGGATAAACCAAACTTGCAATAAATATTGATTCTGGTACAGGGTCTAACTTAAAAACATACTTACTGTTAGTGCTGTCATATTCAAAACAAAACTGAACGGGCTTTCCTGTTCGCCAGTTTAAATAATCTATTTTAAAAGATGTAGCGTCAGCCATACTCCCTGTGCTTAAAACAGTTATGGTACCACCTACATAAGATATGTTATAGTCGGTACTCCTTGCGTATGTAGATGTACCATCAGATGATGTAACTGTTTCAGAATATTGCAAAATTGCATTATTATCTAAACTGACAGCAACATCATGGTCTGATGTGAAAACTTCACCTGTTGTATTCTCTGTTGAAACATCTCTTGCAAATTCTTCCGGCGTTATTTGGTCAATTACATTATTGTTCGTCTCATCTCGGATTGTTAGAAACCCAAGAAAATCAGCCGGTGCCTGGTATGTTTGCTGCCCAGTTGCAGTTCTAAAAACAGACCGCTTATGTAAATTTTTAAACTTATAACCAGCTTTTGTATATATCTCTCTGTATGCTCTATTAATCCACCTTAAAGAGTACGATAAATAAGTAGTGTTTGTTACATTGCTACCCTCTCCAAGTCCGTATAAAACATTACTTTGAATACTTGCTGTTGCCATTGCTAATCCTTATTCATAAATTACTATAATTTTTACCCAAGCACCTGTTGTCACAATTATAATCTCTGCATTTTCCCGGTCTATTATCATATATTTTACATAAATTAGATACCTTGTCAAAATGCATACAAGGTGCGACAATCCTTAATGTTTTGTTATCGTCTTTAAATATAAATGTGTTCGGTCTTGTCTTCTCAAGAAAGTCAATAAAGTCCTTATCAAAACTATTGTTTTTCATCTTCACCGTAGTGAATAAACAACAATCTCCGCATTTTTTACATTCGCTCATGACCTTACCTCCACCCAGCACCCGGCACTTATTCTAAAAGATAGTAAGCCGCTTAAATCCTCTGATATGGTAAAACTTAATTTATCATCATGTTCTGATTTCAATATGATTGGGTTATGATGTTCTGCCCTTATTGTAACAAAACTGTTTGTTCCGTCACTGCCTTGTGCCGTTATTTCTGTATGCGGTAATTGTAATATATCCATAATTGAGGATATCGTTTGTGTAAATAAAATTTCCCCGTCGTGCTCTCTTATATAAGATACCCCCGATGTTAATGTTTCACCTAATATCTTATCGTAGGCTAACACTGGCAACCCGGCGTCACCTAACGTACTGGCTAAAGCATCCGCAAAACTAAATGTAAATTCATCGACGTATAACCACGTTCCGTTATCTGGTTCTATTGTAAATGCTAATGGGTCACCTGTCTCTTCAAACTGAATATCGTCAAGGTAGTATTTTGGTCCTTTCCCCTCTGTGTCTGCTTGCCTGACTCTCAACGCATCCAGAGTGGTTGAGCTTGCTAAACCCCCCATATCGATTAACGGTACTGTTACCTTGTGCCAAGTATCGTAAGATGAGTACTCAAAATAGTTGCTTAAATCAACCGCATCTCCAATCTGTAACCCGGTGCCAGTATCCCAACCATATAACTCAATACTGTCCCCTGCTTTCCAATCTTTATCGACATAAACCCACATTGTTAAACTGACATAGCCATTACAGTTAAGGTCAGAACCTTTAGCAAACTGAAAAACGTCATCTGTATTTTCTTTCTCCATCTTGACACTTTTACTGCCACCACCAGTGTGATTTTGGTCAGTGCTGTTAAAAGCTTTAATAGTACCTACGATATTAGAACCTGTCCATAAAACGTCATCTGTGCCGTTATGGACTTCTTCAGGCGTACCCCCGGTAGAAGCGTCTTGGTTCATGTCCGCCCCATAGTCATTATTGAGGAAAAACAATACGGTGTTTTCAAAAGCCTTTAGCGGTCTGGTGGCTACTACCAAAGCCGCCTTTTCTTTATCGCCATTCCATTGGTTAGTGATTTCCGCACTTAACCTTGTTGCTTTATCCGTAATGTGACTTTTTATACTCATTCTTCAGACCTTTAATGACTGTGGAAATTACATGATACACCTACCATTACGGCTGCCGTTCCTGTAACTGCGTACAAAGTTAAGACTTTATTTTTAGGTATTATTAATCCTGATCTTATAGATACTTTCATGCTATTCACACCACCCTGAACAAACACACCGGCAGCAACCGACCCACCTGATAACCCTGTGATATCAACACCCTGTAGTGCTGTTACATCAGCTTCGTTCCCACTACCTGCATTTCTATTTGTTGGGGTTACTGCTGCACCCCCGACAGGAGTACCACTATCACCAAGTTTTACCTGTATAGTTTCGTCACTCGCACACCTCAACATTAATGCCGTCACAACCATGTCCGTATCAGAATTATTTTTAATATACCCGAAACAATCGCCTGCTCCTGTTGGCGTGACTGAAAAAAAAGTTGAATAGCAAAACCCTTCATCATGGTTTATGTGCTGCTGTAATGCTGCTGATATCGCCAGTGTCATCAACCTGTTTTCACTATCAACAGCAGCTTGCCTACCTGTCCCTTTTCCATCTTCAATCAACATTTTATGACCCCATTATGAAAGATATTCTTGCCATTATTGTTCCAGATGTTCTGTCACCTACATAAGCGACTTCAATCGTTTTGTTGGGTGGTACAAGCAAAGCACCTTCTTTGTTATATGTGTTCATGTCACCATCTGATTTTGTATACCACCTGTCAATTTCATCTGCCGTGCCTGATAATGTTGGTTCATTCTGATATGCCGTTATCTTTGCTACATTCCCTGAACCGGAAAAAACATTTACTGGCGTTGCAGTATCACCACCACTTGAATATGTTCTTCCAAGCCTGACAGAGAAATAGTTGCTGTCATTTGGAAAAGCTGTCCCACCAGCAGCACCTATGACTTGATGCCTGATATATGTTATAACCATGTTTGTATCTGATGAAACATTTTTGATATGTAACACAGGGACAGTGCCAGCACTCAAAGTAGCTATACCAATAATCTGGTATGCTCCTTCATCATGCTCACTAACTACATGCTGAATAGACGCAGATTTTGCATATGTTCTTAATCTGTTGTCACTATCAACTTTTGCCATGAAGCCACTTCCCGTCCCATCTTTTATAAAATCAGGCATCAATCTACCTCCGTCCTTTTTATTTCGTTATCAGTCAAAATTGATAGATGTAAATTCATTATTTTAAGCTCTTTTGTTATTCCCAACAATATCCCTTGTAATTCTACGTCAAACAAAAATACACCGCCAGAACTGGAAACACCCAACTTGTTATCACCATCTGTGATAGTAGTAGAAGAATCTTTATCGGTTATTGTACTTATTTCACCCTTTATTTCCATATAGCTCTTATCCCATCTCTTTTACCACGCCAATAAATAGCATCTTCTTTTGACCTTTTACCATACCTATCGTGCCTTAAATATTCTTTATGCATAGCAATCTCAAGATTGATTAAGTCAGGCACGTTCATTATTTGTGCCTCACGCTTCTTTTTTAATTTGTGCTTGACAAGCCACACTTTTATTTTTCTAAAAAACATAAAAGCACTTCAAAATCCTCATCAGCAGTAGCATTGCTGATAGAAACAGTATGAACACCTCTTGCCAGGAAAGGTGTCAAATCATTGACACACCCGACAATATCAGTATAACCACGTATCTCAATGTCTTTTTCTTCAGTTATAGCCAAATCGAAAGTTGTTGTCGCTGTGTCACTTTTAATATACACTTGCTGGCATATAGCACCAGGAATGGCCTCTGTGTTAGCAGACCACTCCCCACTGATGGTGGCAGCGTTGAACTTTTCTTTGTGTATTATCATCTCCTCAATCTCTCAATGTTCCTGAGTGTTGGGTCTTGTGGCTCAAGCCTTGCTACAAGGTGCTTTCTTTCGGCTACAGCTTTCTGGATTTTAGGATTAGTTTGAAAGGCAATCTGCTGGTTCACAGTCCTTTCAAAGTCGTTATTACATCCTTTAGGTTGCTGCTGATAATAGTCTCTGCTTTTTGGCATATGCTCCTGGATAAAAGAATCCAACTCTCTTATCCTTTTTGCCGCCTTATCCTTATTCTTACCACGAAAAGGTTTAGGAGTATGATCCTCAAGAATTTTTCTTTTCTTATCCAGTTCCATATTGAACTCGGCTACGTCTTGAATCTTTGGGGAGCGTGAACGCTTATCCGCTTCAAGCATTTTTTCTGAACGATTTATATCAGCCCTTATCTCATTAATTTGTTGAGGAGTTGCCATCGCCAAATTTATTTTCTTAGCCATTTATTATTCCTTTTTTAAGAAACCGCAGCACTAAACGGAGTCGCAGATGTACCATTCTGTTGCAACTCAGCAGATACTTTAAAGAATCCAGCTTTATAATCTATAATCTTAACTGAATCCCCTGCTACACCACCTTGAGTGCTTCCGTTCATAGTTAAAGTATCATCTCCTGCTTCTGCCATCCAAGAAAAACCAGTTGCACCCTCACCGTCATCGTCAACACCAAGAGCAATACTACCATCCATTACGTCAGTTGCGTTTGCTACCTGTAGAACATTATTACCACCAGTTAATGTAACTCCAGCAATCAAAGTACATTCAAAACCAGACCCCGTTGCTGCTGGCAATGTCGCTGTAACTCCTGACGTATGCATAGCAACAATTATCTTGCTGTCATAATTTGCCATTGTTAGTGTTGTGTCACCTGAAACAGTAACAACTTTTGCTGATTTATCTGCTACTCTGTTAATCTCTGCCGGCGTTGCTGTAATGTCTGACTCAGACCCTTTTTGCCCAATAGCCAAGACATCAGCACTTATCTTTGTAGAATGTGTGTAACCCAAAACTATTCTCCTTTTTTAAACCAGTGGGGATTTCTCCCCACCAGTAGGGTTAAATTAAAAATCTTTCAACGGTCAATATGTTACATCTACGACACTGAATGCCCGAACACACAACGATAATCGCTGAAACCTGCGGTGTATCGCTCATAGTCGTACCACTTAGCAACAAGAGTATCTGTGTCAGTATCCATCTTAATGCCGCCTTTAACTCTATCCCACCAAAGAAGAAACTGTTTGCATAAACGGGAGTCTAACATAAACCAATTATTAGAATCAGTAAGTCTATCCCAGGTAGCAAGATTGTACCTTCCTTTATGGAAGTTCTTGTTATTGTCGGCAGTATCTACTTTACCAGATGAGTTTATAATCTCATAAGCTGTCTCTTCATTATTTACAGTACAAAGGATTGTATCGTAATTAATTGAAAGCAACTCACCCCTATCATTAAAAATAGAAGTATGCCCAATCCGGCGTGTAGCCTCTACTGCCGTAGCAGACAAAGCAGTTGAACCTAAATTGCTCTGAGTAGTTGGGTCATCTGGTGAATAAGGATGTGACGCTGAACATAAAGGCTGTCCGTCTGCCCCGTCAGTACCAACAAAAGCACCATTAAACACATCTGCTGCCGTTTTTTCCCTTGTCCTGGCTCTTGAAATACTCATTTGCCAAGGTTTTTGATCCATCTTTCCAAAGAGGTCATCATCATACAATTTTCTTTCAACTTTAAAACCCAATGCTTTCTCAGGGAAAGTAAAGGTTTTATCATAAAGCTGAGAGATAGAATCATAAGCAATAGTACCGTCAAAATCCTGATAGTCGCTCATTGCTCCAATACCAGAAACAATCTCATAATTCCGAGTTGATGTTTTCATT